TGGTCTTTCCTCTATATTTTTCTATCTTGATAGTGTTAAAAATTACAATATTAAAAAGGGAGATATAATTAGATCATCAACAAGTTCAAATAAAACAGCAGAGGTAGTTGATTGGAATCCATCTCTTAGCAAATTAACTATAAGACAATTAACCGGAACTTTTGCAAAAAACGAATTCGTTAGATTTGTTGATAGTGCAGATATAATTGCAAAAATTGGTAGAGTAAATCAATATGAACAAGAATCTTTACACCACTTTGAGTCAAATGGTATCTATTTAGATCCTTTACTTGGATTCCTACAGGGATATATAAATGGTGTTAGCAATGATGTGATAACAAATTATGAATATGAAATGGCTGAAAATGATAAAAAGCGTTACATTTATATACCATTACCAGAGGTAGCAACAAGAATAGAACAAGAGTATTCTAATTCTATGGCTATTTAATATGATTAATCTAGAAACATTAGGAAGCATAGTAATAAAATCTGAAGATGTTTCTGTTGATGTAACAACAGTGGTTACATCAATAAATTTATACCAAAGTTTATATGATCCATTTGTTACTGGTGATATAACCATAGTAGATGTTCCTAGTAGTAGAGTTACAAAAGAATTTAGAGGTGGTATTGTTGGTAAAGGAGAGGAAGTTCTATTTTCATTCTCTACAAAAACAAAACCAGTTTCAAGAGATAAAAGACTAAAGGCTGAAAAATATTATATTTACAAAGTTTCGATGTACCCACTTGAGTCTGCAGGTGAACAATCTATTTTTAAACAAGCAACAACATTTCATTTTTGCTCAAAGGGAATGTTTGTTAACGAGTTTAAAAAGGTAAAAAAAGCATATAATGATAAAATCAGCAGTATTGTTTCTAGTATAGCAAAAAATTATCTTTCAATAAATGTTTCAGTGGAGGAGGAAACAACCTCTAAACAAAAGGTTGTCATTCCAAATTTTTCTCCAATGAAAGCAATAATGTGGTTAACTAGTAGAGCATATGGTGGTAGTACAGAAAAACAAAATCACAATTTTGTTTTTTATGAAGATATAGATCATATACATCATTTCACTAGTATTGGTAAATTGATGATGAATGAACCAGTAATAGGGACAAAGGAAGACGATGGTATAACAATAAGGGTTATGCCAAACAACAATGTAGTTTCTGGTGAGATAACAAAAAAGACATCATTTGAAGCACTACAACATGTTGCCAAAGAATTTTCACCATTAAATAATATCAAAGATGGTATGTACGCATCAACTTGTTTGACTTTTGATATAACCAGAAAGAAATTTGCAAAAACAACAATGCGTTATGATGAACTATTTAAAAAACAAAACCATCTTTATGATCGACAACTCATAGATAAAAACTTTTCAAAAGATGCAAGTATAGTAAATCAGGCATATGATAACCCAGAAACTGTAGTAAAATATTATCCAAAGGCTACGAAACTTTTTGATAAGAACGAAAAACCAGGCAACCCAGACAATCCAGCAAACAATGTAGAAAAATGGTTGTTACAAAGAATTGCTTCTATGGAAGCAATGGATCAATTTGGTATTGATGTTGAAATAAAAGGAAATGTTGGTTTGAACCTTGGTGATGTTGTATTCTTCGGTAGACCACAAGTAGATAGTGTTGGTTCAAAGGATAGAAGAGATCCATTCTTTGTTGGTAAGTTTTTAATAACAAAAATAAAACACTCATTGGTTAATAGAGGAGACACTGTTGGTTTTGATTTAAAAACAACATTATCATTGAGAAGAGATTCGGAATATTCAGATTCAGCAGATACAGCAGCAGACCAATTAGATAATTTACTGGCAGGAAAAACAACAGTTCAAGAATTGGGTGGTCTTGACAAAGTTGAACAACTTTGCACTGAAGCACAGTGTTATCCAAATCTAACTACTAATGTAAGAAATACTTTCAATTTGCCTAGAGGTATTACACAATGAATGGTTTTTTAGGCAAAGATGGTTTTCCTTGGTTCTTTGGCGTAGTCGAAGATAGAAAAGATCCACTAAAAATAGGAAGAGTTAGGGTTAGAATATTAGGATATCATAGTGATGATAAAAATGTTCTTCCTACAACCAAATTACCTTGGGCAACACCAATACAAGGAATAACTTCAGCAGCAACAAGTGGTAAAGGTTGGACACCTCTTGGTTTGGTTGAAGGTACTTGGGTATTTGGTTTTTTTGCTGATCCTGGATCATATCAAATACCGATGGTTTTAGGTTCTATAGCAGGATTAAATTCTAAGAGTATTGACACTCTTGGTGAATATTTTGGTAATGCTTTTGCAGATCTCAGAACGGAAGCAGAAAGAAGTAAAGCACCAAATGATAGATTTGAAAAGAGAGAATACCCAAATGGTAAAGGTAATGATGGTGATAAACATGGTGCTCAACTAGAAAACTCTGATAAAAATTCTTCTTATCCAAAATCAAATTATTCAGCATCTGCCACTAAAAATGCAGATGGTACACCAGACACGAATATTCTTGGTGTAAATGATGCTGATAGATTAGATAAAACATCTGTTGGTGTTAAGAATTCTGATAGAAATTCTGGTGGAACAAGGGATACTGCTGTTCCTGTTGCAGATATAAATTTTGAACCATTTGAGACTGGAGTTATAAACAACAGCGGTGCTAATAAAGGAACAAATAAATCTTTAGCGACTGGTTATAATGGTCTTAAATCATCATCAAAACCATCATTGAAACAGAATTATAAACAATTCAAAGACCAACCAACAAATGCAAATGGTAAAACTGTTTACTCATCTGGTGCTGGTGGCGTTGGCACTGGTTCAATTTTACCAGTTTCAATTTCCGCTGCTGCTGGTTGCTATAAGAGCAATATGGATAATATTAAGAATGGAACAAGATTAATTAAGGAAGATGTAGAACAAAAAGCAAATACAACATTATCTGCTGCTGTTTCATCTGGTAGAAGACAATCTGCTGCAATTGCAATTTCTAGTAGATCTAAAGATTTTGGTTCATATGTACCAACTTCAAGTGGGGCAAGCACAGCACCAAACGACATAGAGGATGCAAATAATAATAAACTAGGAGAAGTAAAAGAATCTACAGCCAAAGAACAGATTGATTCTGGAGTTGGTTCAAACGATTTAGGTTCTACTGGAATTGGCAACCAAACATCTATTAATGGAATGTCTATAAGTAGAGACAACTTTGGCAATATTCTGTTGGATGGTAACAAAGTACCAATAATAGATGCTACAGATAAGATAAAAAATCAACTGGATCCTAACAGTCCAGATAGAGACAAAGACTGTGGCAATTGTGGTTGTGATGAACTTAATAAATAAATAGAGAATTAAAAATATGTCAGTAACAGAAACACAAGGAAATTGGAACGAACCAGAGACACCATACGGGAAGGTAAAGGGAGAACCCGTAGAGGAAATGTATCCTTACAATAAGGTTTATGAATCTGAATCTGGTCATGTTTTTGAAATAGATGACACCCCAGGATCTGAAAGATTAAACATATTTCATAGATCTGGAACATTCGAAGAGTTCCATCCAAACGGTGATAAAAATGTAAAAGTAGTCAGAGACAGATATACAAGTGTCTTAAGAGATGATTATGTTCACATAGATGGTTTCTGTAATGTTACTATTGATAAAGCATTAAAGATAGTCGTTAACGCAGAAAATACAGAAAGCACTCCTTCCAAAAATGTAAACTTTGACATAGAAGTTGGTGAAAACTCAAATGTAAATTTAATTCTTAAAAAGGGAAATTGTAATGTTAAGTTAGAAAGTGGTGATGCAAATATTCTGTTACAAGATGGAGACATCAATCTAACACAGAAAGATGGTAATTTTAATCACAATGTAAATGGTGATTATAATTTAGAAGTAACTGGTCACATGCATGTGGTAGTTGGAAAGGATTTTGTTAATGAGATTGGTGGGAGTAGAGATGTTAGAATAGATGGTAAATTTGATAATTTACACTTAACAAATGGATATTCTGAAACTTTGGTGGAAAATGGTGATATGCGTGTAGAAGTTGGTCAAAATGATCACAAATTAGTTCATGGAGAATCTCATTTTAAAGTAGAAAAGGGAAGAAGAGAATTTATAGATGAACATGATGAACTTACAGTAAATGGCGACAAAAAAATAAAAGTAGCACCAGGAAATTTTGACATATTCACAGATGGTGATATATCAATTTCTACAAGCGGAACCTTTGATGGTTCATTTGCACAAGCATTAAGATTAACAACTGATTCGACTATGGATGTAGTAGTTGGATCATCTGCAAAAATATCAACGGGTGCAGGTATGGATATATTCTCTGCATCACAACTAAAAATAAACACAAACTCATCTTTGGACATGTTAAGTTCTGGAGCAATGAGAATTTCATCAAATGCCGTAATGGGTCTAAATGCTGGTGGTGCTTTGTTGCAAACAGGAAGTGTGATACATTTAAACGGACCAAAAGCGCCAAAAGCAACAATGGCAACAAGAGCAAGAAACGCACAAGCAGCAAGTTTACCTTCAAAGGAATTTGTTTATAAACCAGGCGAAATGGGTAAATGGAATAAAACAGAAAATGGAAAGTCTCCAGCATCTGTATTAAACGAATCGACAACAAAATTAAATGATCAGTTAAACAATTTAAATGTTTCAAAAGAGGAATTGGGTCAATCGACAAACAAACTCAGCAATCTTAGAGAACAACTGGGTCAAGCAGGAACGGATCCAAGTAAGTTAAGTTCTATAGCAAATTCGACTGCAGGATTGACCAATAATATATCTGGAACTGCAGGAAATGTAAATGGTGTTCTTGGTGGAATGGGTGGAGTTGTAGATGATGTTTCAAATGTTTCAGGTTCTTTGGTTCCTGGTTCTGCAGATGGATTGAGTAAATTTGGAAGTTCTGGTGACTTTTTAACAGGATTAAAAGAGGGATTGGGTGGTGTTGTTGGGTTTATAGGTGATATTTTTAGTACAATTACAGATATAGCATGTGGTATTATTGATGCTATCGGTGGTGCTTTGGATTTTGTTGGTAAGATAGTGTCTGACGCTATTGGAGCAGTCATGGACGCAATAGGATCGGTTATGGACGCAATAGGAACCATTATAGATGCTGCCATGAAAGCCATAACAGATGTATTATCAACAATAACAGATGTAATCGGTCAAGTATTTGATGCTGCAGGTAATTTCATAGGTGGAATTGTAGACGGTATTGGTAGTGTAATAGATGCAATTGCAAGTATATTTAATGGTCTTGGTGGAAGACCAAGTAATTGTGGTATATCTCTAGCATTATGTACTGAAGACTTTTCAATAGGTGTTGCTAATGCACCGGGAGGTGGTTGATGCCAGGAGCTGCAAGAAAATTCGTAGATAGAGTAGGTGGTGGTATTGCTCTCGGTTCGAGTAATATATTTGTAAATAATATAATGGTAGCACAAAGAGGAGATAGAGTTACCCCCCACCCCCCATGTTGCTGTGGTATTGGTTGTGGTTGTCAGGAACACTGTGTTGCAAGTTTGGCGGTAGCATCACCAAATGTATTTGCTAATAATAGAAATATTGTCAGACAAGGAGATCCAGCAACTTGTGGACATCCCATATCTGGTTCATCTAATGTTTTTGTAAATTAATAAAAAGAAATATACATATTTAAAATGATAGCAAAAGACATAGATTTAAATTTTAATATAAATCCAATAACTGGGGATTTAAACAAAAAAACCGATGGTGATGCACTAAAGCAATCACTCAGAACTATTTTGCTATTAGGTTTATATGAAAAACCCTTTAATACAGATTTAAATGCAAATATTAGGGGATTTTTATTTGAAAATTATCTAATAGATGGTGATATTGAACTAAAAAATAATATTATAAGAATTATAAAAAAATACGAACCAAGAGTTTCTTTAAAAAATGTTTTAGTTGCTGCAACTCCTGATCAGAATACAATAGATATTACAGTAGAATATTATTTTACAGGAAATAAAGAAGAAACTTTAAGTTTCTCAATAGAGAGAACAAGATAAAATGGAACAAAAAAGAGGCGACATTTCCAATTTAGATTTCGTATCTATCAAATCAAATTTAGTTGATTTTTTAAATAAACAATCAGAATTTGCTGGTTATTCGTTTGAAGGATCTGCATTCAATGTTTTGATGGATTTGCTTGCATACAATACATATTACAACGCATTTTACAATAATATGGTTGTAAATGAAACCTTTATAGATTCTGCCTCAAAACGATCATCAATTGTTTCTTTGGCAAAAAATATAGGATATGTTCCAAAATCAACTAAAGCCGCAACAGCAGTAATCAATATTAAACTGAGTCCTGAAAATTATACTAATGATGTTATAACAAGAAATACACAGGTAACAGCAACAGACTCAAACAATAACACATATACATTCGTTACAACAAAATCATATTCATTTGACCCTATAGAGTTTGATGATATAACTGGAGAAACAACAAAATATGGCATTGTAGATGTTCCAATTATTCAAGGAACATATACAACATTCACTGCAATAATTGCAGATCCAAATCAAAAAATTGCTATTCCATATGAGGGTGTAGATTTATCAACCATAAGAGCATTCGTTTTACAATCATTTACGAATCAAGAGGGAATAAATCAAGAGTGGAAATTATCAACAGATATAACA